CCATTACTTTTCGTGCTTCGCCAAGTTCACGACCCTTGTTAGAAAGATGTTGTTCAGTAGAATAACCTTTGATAAGGTCATTAAAGGTAACAGCTACTTCTTCCCCGTCAATTTTAACGAGTACAGCAGCATCCAAATCGAGGTCATCAGTAGTGTAGACATCAGCTTCTTGGGTAGACGTATCATCCGCATCTTCTGCTTCCACTTCATCTTCTTCGATTTCTTCTTCATCATCAACGTTATCGGCTTCGTCTGATTCTTCTGGGTCTTCGTCATCAGAGTCTTCCGCGTCTAACTGTGGTACTTGCTCATCGGGTAGAGATTCTTCATCACTGAGAAACTCAGTATTACGAAGAATGTCAGCCAGCATAGCCTCTTCAGTTCGACTTTCACCCGTTGCTACAGAGTCATCCAATTGGGTAGAGTCTGTTGTTGCATTGGTATTTTCCATTTCTAATTACCTCCCTTCTTAGTAACAGGTGTTACCACAGGTTTAGGTTCTTTAGAACTATAACGATCTTTAAGTGCGTGCATATAATAAAGTACTTCAGCATTAAGCTTAGCCTTTCCTGCGCTACGCATAGAGTCATACTCTAGTGTATCAATCATAGTTTCATAATTCTTAGTAAGTTGGGCGTAATCAATTATTCGCTTCGCCATTGTTGTCCTCCATCATATGCGGAATATTCTTCCCATACATTTCAAAGCCTATCATTTTCTCTTTAACACTTCCTAATGCCATAGCAGAACTGTAGAGAAACTCACGGGACTTTGTTTCATGCGGCTCCGTCTTGAGCCATTCAATAAAGAGGTCAATTAGAACCTCACCATATACTTCATCAAAGAATTCATCCCGTTCCTTGGCGGCGAAGTGACCCTTAACATGAGCCCTTCGCGCCAATTCTTCAGGATGAACTTTATGATTACCGTATGACTTATTATTACCTAGCTTCGTCTCAGCTGTTTTGCGGTATTTGTCCATCTTGTTGTGTCATTTCCTGTTGTTGTGGTTCTGGCTGTCCCATAATAATTTGACGGGCAAGCATAAGAACCTGATCATAGGAAGGATGCTCCGGTAAAGTTGCACCCTCTTTAGTTGCTTTAATAGTCATATCTGCCCACTCTTGGAAGTGCTTATCAATCGATACGGCTAACTGACGAGCATTATCATCCATAGTATTTTTAGCTTGAGCATTAGTATAACTAACGTTAGCTTCTGCTAGTGCAGCATCAGCTTCTTTCTTACGCTGTTCAATGTCTTGATTAACTTGAGCGTCCTTAGTTTGCTTTTCAATTGCTTGAGCTGCTTTTTGTACAAAGTCTTCTTGAGTGTAATCTTCAAGAAAGTCATTGCTATCAACACCCATTGCTTCAATAAGCTTAGTTGCTAATACAGCAGGTGCTGTTGGCTTAATTACCATACCTGCTCCCTGTTGATTTAGTCCAGGGAGAATTTCTGCACCAATCTTACTAAGTTTATTAATAGCATTAGCGTTAGAGTTTTCACCAATATCAAGAAGTATCTCTACGTCCATCTTTGAAGGTAACTCACTCATGTTAACAATTCCATATGCTCCATCTAGAGAATAAGATTGCTTACCTTTCATATTAGCATACAGCGTTTCATAGATACCGCTAATAAGTCGCTTAAATCCAGTCTCCGCAAATCTACGCGCGATATGCTGGATCCTCTTTTGAGCAGCTGATTGTACAGCTGAAAGCTTCTGTTCAGAGTTACCCGATACATAAAGAGTATCGTTTAAACCCTGTGCAGCCTTTGACATACCTGTTGCTTGTTCTTTAATCATCTGTAGATGCTCAAGCAGTGGTACGGTACCTGTTGAAATAGTCTCTGGTGCTAGTGCTGCTACTGCGCCCTGTGGATTACCGTTAGTTGGAATAATCTGCTTAGGCTTCATGTTTTGTAACGCACTGAAGTCTACTACGTTTGGATCAGCTAGCTTCGGAGAATAGTTAGTTAGGTAAGTATTCTCTACAAATCCACGAAGGATTGCTGTGCTAGCAAGAGTAGAAGACCGGGTAAAGTCTGCCATTGATAAACCAAAGAATTCATGTGGGATATCAATTGGTACAATACTAGCTAGTGGTACGTATTCAGCATCTTCTTCATAGAGAATATGATTCCCTACGGTAATGAAGTGCTTAAGCTCTGCAATACCGTCTCCGTCTCTATCTACCCGAATCCAAGACTCGGTTAGTGTAACTTCACGACTAGCTTCTGCAGGATAGTTATTTTTACCTTCGTATCCTTGCCAGTATCTCTGACCAGTAATTTCTTTTCTAGCAGCAACATCTTCACTGTAGTTACCACTACCTAGCCAATCTTCGTCACTTCCTAGAGACTGCCATTCCTGTTCTGTTAATCCCGCTGCCCACTCAGGGTAAAACTTACGGAGATCTGAACGTGTCATCTCTGATTGTAGACCAACAAAGTTAGCGTCTTCAATGTCTTTAGCTTCGTTACTAATCCTGAAAGACTCAGGTGGAATAACTTCTAGCTTAATGCGGCTCTTATCGATCTTCTTACGTAGTCTTACATCAATATAAGAAATAGTCTCTGATGTAGGATTGAGCGTTAGCTCATTAACAATTTCAATGTTTTCATCTGAGAGAATCTCATCGAGTTTAGCCTCATCAATCTCCTCATATTCTTCCATAACGTAATCAAAGTCTTCGATGTAGTCCCAGCGAATAACACTATTTTTCCAGAGAAGAGAAGCTTTCATCCAAGTCTGTAGGATTTCCCATCCTTTATTCTTTTTAAAGATACAATAGTTAACTAGGTTAGCTGCATCTTTAGAAGCCTTAAAAGCCCCTGGAGTGTCATCGTAAGGAATAAACCTAGCGATTCTATTATTAGACAAAAATAGGTCGGAGAGTACGGCTGTGTAAGCCTCCACTACTTCAGTAGTACTTGTATCTACAATAGTACTTACGCCCTGAGGAGCTAGGTGTGCTGCTGCAACTCCGGCATACTCATAAGTAGACTTAAGTCTCTCCCTTGTTAGATCAGAACTGTTTAACCAATCCCCTGAAGAACTCTGAACTCCTGCCTCAATAATGTTAACTAGTTCTTCATCCGATACGGCTTCTTTATAACGATATCCCATTATAGTTTACCACCCGTACCACTATAGACAGGCTTGCTGCCTTCCATAGTCTTTTGGCTATAGCCTTTAGATCCTGGCTGAGAAAGAGGAACCTTACGTTCTGTTGGTTTCTTAGCCGAAGATACAGGCTTAACCTGTTGATATCTTCCTACTTGTGTCATTTACCGCTCCTGGGTTTACCACTTGACTTTATTAGCCCAATAAGCTGCACTCATTGGACCCTTTTTAATATCTGGGCCATGCCTTGCTTTCCAAGCCAAACGCCTCTTCTTATACTTTTCACTTTCACCTTTTTTCTTAGGGCTACCCTTAGCGCCTTGAGAGCCAAACCGAATGAGCTTTGGTCTCCCTGTCGCTGGATTTTTAACTGCAACAGCATGAGACTTAGTTGGGTGGTTAGGGGTTCGTTTAGGTTTATTAAACCCACTAAAGGTTTCTCCTCCAACCTCGATTCTTGCCATTTCCAGCCTCCTTTATTTGGTCTAATGTTCTTCCGCAACCAATACAATATTTACCCATTGCATCTAGCTTGCATATTCCTACACACGAACTTTTCATGTTTTTACTCCATTGAGCAGTTTACAATTGTATTCAACAATACTCCAATTACCATCTTGCGGTAATTCTTCGTGTAGTAGTTTAAATTCTATACAGTCTTGTTTATCTTCAAACCACTGTATTTCTTGATTCATACAGCTAGTCTGCATACAAGCAGTTAAAATAAGAGACCATATCATTTTTGCTCATGCCCCATCCAAATCCCAAATACACCTGTCATGACTCCCATAACTACTGATACAAAAGCGGATTGTGCGCCTGTTGGATCTGGCAATGCCATAAACCATTCAGCACAACGCCAAGACATTATAGTACTAGCTAGCATCATAAACCTTGGGAGGATTTTCCACTTTAGAAATGTTTCTACAGTCATAGTTATGCTACTTCTTTTTCTAACGCTTCTACTTCTTCTTTAAGAAGTCTTAGGCGTTTTTTCTTTTGAATCTGTTCGCGTTCCTCTGGAG